AGTATTCGGCTGGTGTTGATGTTCTGGAGTTTGGCGAAAGTAACCGTATTGTCGTCGATCGTCCACGTCGCGCCTGTACCCGATACGGTAATATCGCCTTTGTCCCCGTCCGTTACCCCGACCCCGCCCGTGGCGATGTCGTTGACCTGCTTCTGAAGTTTCCCCAATGCCTGAAGCACGGTATCCGTCGCGGTGATCGCCCCTCCCGTTGCCGTCGATAGCCCGGTTAATACAGTCGATCGAACCTTGCCGAAGAAACCGAAAAAGCCTTTATTTCCCGCTTCTTTCCCGTAGAACGTATCGTCCGCGGGATTCCCAGCGATCGATTCCGCCGCGTCCACGATACCATCGTCGTCCGTATCGTAAACCGATTTGTTCATGTCCGCGGTAGATGCGGCGGGCAGGTTGTAAAACCCCTTCGTCGTGCCGCCCGCGGGAGTCCCGTAATACTGTCCCGCGGTAGGAGTACCGGCGATCGCCGCGGCGTTACTCACGATCCCGTCATCGTTCGGATCGTATACCGATTTCGTCATATCGCCCTCGCCGGCAACTACAGACCACGACGAACCGACATAAACAAGGTACGCACCATCGACGATCGAGTAAATCCGTTGGTATTGAAACGGTGTGTAAATTGTCCATCCCCCCTTTGCCCACTGGGCTATCTTATTCACTTGTCCCGACCATACACCCGTCGCTCCCGTAGCAGGGATATACAGCGCACCCTCAGCAGGGGAACCTGGTGGGTTTGTTAGCGTTCGGCTAATTACCGCACCATAATTTATCTCTAGTTGCCTCAGTGCCGTATTATGGGTAATTGCCTTATTCGCTTGATTTTCCGCTATCTCTGGCAGTCCTGCGATCGGTGTGTTCATCGGTATATCTACAAACTACTAAGAGATAGTAAAAAAGTTGATCGGAGGGGTTGACATGGAAATAGGTACCTGATATATTAGGGATATACCCAAAAAACACAAAGGAGATAAACAGATGCTCTTACAAAACTTTCAAGAAGGAACCAACACTTTCAGTATTGAGCGCCCCCTCGACTGGGTAAAATCCCATCTAATTGACGAAAAAGGACTAATAAAATACGGCTATATCATAACGGCCGAACATGACAACCAAGAAGCGGGTATTGATTGTGATTTTGCAAAAATCAGAATATCCTTTTCAGAAGGATATTACATCGAATATGAAAATGTGGGGGAGGCCTTAGACGACTTACAGAAAGTTTTGCTCTATTTTCAACAGGGGAAAACAGAAGGGGAGGCTTGGGATTTAATTTAATAATGAAGTGTCCTAAATGTAGCTCACAGAGAATCTCAAAAAAGGGATTCTCTGTGTCAGGAAAACAGAGATACCGATGCAAGGATTGCAACCATCATTTCACCGGCAATCCCGTCGGCAGACCGCCAGAAAATGGAACGAGCAACGCCGAAAGATGCCGGCGTTATCGACTCAAGAAAAAGAAATCAAACTCACAAACACATATACTTTTATGCAGTACAAAAACGTGAATCCATTTCAAGAAAAGTACAGCGTCAAACGCTGTAACAAAGAGTCTCTGCAAAAGGGACTAGGGGTAACGGTTCGTGCTATTACCAAAAACAACCCTTATTTTGGATATACCAGTGGTTATTTGATTACTGATCAAGAAGGCAATAGCCATCGTTGGCAACGGCTAGATGATTTGCACGAAAATTGCATAAAAGAAGGACGGAAAATTGACGGTTTTGCAAGATTTTAGGAGAAAGCCAATGAACAAGGAAGAACTTGAAAACGAACTACAAGAAATAAACAACCAGATTGACGAGTTAAACGAAAGAAAGCTTGTCTTGCTCCATCAGCTTCGGGATTATTCAAAGAATCACACCCCGCCTGCTAAAGACGAGGATACCGTCTATGAGCGGTTTGAGGGGATGATAAAAGATTACCGAAACACAGTGTCATTCATCAAAACTGGTAAAAAGCTAGAGGATTAAGCAACAAATCTTGAAGCCGCTATACTAGCAATAGTTAGCGGTTTTCCCCTTCCCACGATAGAAGAAAGTTGGTAAATTGTAACGTTGGACAGTGAACTGCTACCAGTGTAAGTCCACGATGGTGATGACACAAAATAACTAACCCCACTCTGTACTACTTCATATTGTTCAGAGGCTTCTTCAAGGGGAACATCTACGTTATCCCTCCAGTCACCGTCTCTCCGGGTTCTTCGATTCCACGCAAGTGTCCCTTGTCCCGTTGTTGTGTTATAAGTTAAGACGGGGTTAACAGGGGAGTAGGGTTTAGCCGATTCACCAGTGACAGTGATAGTCGTTTCTTCTGTAATGTTTAAAATCGATCCCCCTTCAGGTACACCGGCAAAAATAGAATCGAAGCCAATATCAGAAGGATTCCCGGGTACTCGCTGAAAAGAAACGTCTTTGACCAGATAGAATTTCTCGTTGGCAACGTGACCAGCAATCGCTGATTCGGTTCCCCGGCATCCCCTGATAAGCTGTGATAGTTCGTAGCGGCCGTCAGGCAACAAAACCACATCTTGAAACGCTACCAATTCAGATCCGATTAACGCTAGGTTTTTGTAAGCCAATAATTGAGATTCGCTACAGGGCGATAGTATCTTCAAAGATTCGCCGTCGGGTTGTACCACGATCTTGGTAAACTTGTCGATTATAAGTGGCGATCGATTAGGTAGTGGACTAGCTACCGTCCCTGACGCCACATCATAGATAATTTCAGAGATTGGTTCGTACTCTTCTGTGCCCCTCTTGCCGTACAATACCCCGGTGTTCCAACCATCCGACACATTAGCACCGACATATACCCCCACATCGGAATCACTATCTCTCAGCAGTGGCAGATCAAGGGCAACGATCGTCGGTTCTGATGTGTCCGGCAATTCCCAATCGTCAGTAAAATTTTGGCTTTGGGGAGGAGCCGCGAAGCTTTGAATATCGGCGTTCCACGCGATACCCTCGACTATTTCTAGCTCGTAATTAGCCCCAATTTTTGCCGATTGAATAAACACTTCAACCGCTCTGTTTTCTAATAAAACCGTCAAGCGATCGCCTGCATTTAAGCTACCGACATTTAGAGAGGGAAGGAAAATATCGCTAAACTTTTCCTGTTTTAGCCAGAGGTATTCCAATAACTTGGCGGCGGCATCGGCTAGGGGCTGAGGTTCGGTAACAATTGAAGTGTCAAGGCTTAAAGTGTTGTCATGGGTTTTTGATGCTTTAAATGCCGATTTTAGCATGGCATCATGGTTAGACAAAATATTTTTGGCTTTGATCTCTACTCTTTGGGGAATATCAATATCGGGTGTTTTGGATTGTTTATAAAGCTGATTTCCTTGTCCTGACCTCCCCAACTGCCAATCGGTTACAGATAACAATGATGCCGATTTGTCAAAAGGAAAAAACTCTATTTTGCTTCCTTTGTCACGTCCCAAAAATAAAAATGTTTGCTGTAACTCTTCGATCGCTGATTTAACACTATCGCCCGATCTCTTGAAGGAAAATCCTTTAATATCTATTTCTAAATCCCTGGTTGAAAAGTCTACGTTTTCAACCAATCCTACCGATTCGCAGAGGTATTTAACAACTTGAGAAACTTTAAGACCTATTCTCTCGACAACTTCAATATCCACTTTAGGGATTCTATTACCAAAGTTAGCAAGTGGCAAATCTCGAAACACAACGTAAGGACGGTATCGAAAAGCAGGAACGGAACTTCCCTCAAATGACTGAATCGTTGGGGATGGTGACTGGCTATTGGTTCCTAGATAAATTTCTAGATGCTGTGACAGTCTTAATTCTTGAGTATCTTGAGACCCCTGGTTAAGGTTGCGGTTTTGACCGGTTATGTCGGTTCCTTCATTCCAGTACAGATCGCCGTTTAGCCAAATTCGGGTAATTTTTTCTATCCCAGTACGGGTGCGAGAGCCACAAGCAAGAGCGGCAAAATTGCCAAAATAGGAGTAATTAATCGTTTTTTGTGTCGGCCCACCTTTCCCACCAGTCGTTGTTTCCTTTCTTACTTCGACTATTTTAGGCGACCAGAAAATAGGACAAGCATTATAGCGGTTAATTCCTAGCGGTATTGGGATATTACTGCCGAGACTGGCTTTTGGAACGTCTAGTTCCTCTAACCGAGAGCCTTCTATCGTCTCTGTTTTTCGTGGCGATAGTAATCCCACTAGGAGATTTACACCTATCCCGATCCCCATACTAAGAGCGACATTAGCCATTTTTTAAAACCCAGCAACCGACTAACAATCTAATTCTAAAACCTAAATTACATTCTACTACTTTTCCTACCCTAGAACAAGCCTCAATAAACCCTATTTCGCCATTGTAGTTACTACAAAATCCGACGTGGGTGGGCAATCCTTTAAAGGATGTTTTAAGACATAAAATATCCCCCGCTATTGGTGTTACCCTATCCACTCTCGTTAATAGTTTGTCTAAGGTCTGGAACATTAGATCACCAGTGGGTAATCGATTATAGTTTTCTAATTCTATTGGGTAGCCTATCTCGCTAGCCACTCCCCTGACAAATCCGATACAGTCACAACCTACTCCCTTTGTCGATTGATGATGGTGATAAGGTGTTCCTATCCATGTTCTCGCTACGGTTATCAGATCGGACATATACAAATTTTTATTATTTTTAAAATATCAATTGATAATAAAATGCCTGTAGAAAAAGTGAAGCCAATTATCGGGAGAGTTGGAGGGAAATCACGATTAGCACCGTGGATTGGTGGGTTTATTAAAAAACACGAATTCTCTATATATTGCGAACCATTTGCGATTCTAAAACAAAGACAAGACCGAAAAGAACAGAATTACTACTAATCAGAAAACAAAATAAGCCGATAAATGTATCGTTGTTGGGACAATTGAGTTTGTTTTAGATATTTGTAGAGTATAATGTAAAAGCGTCCCCTAGTATGCGCTAAGGGACTAACCAACCACGTTAGCAAAGATAACGCAATGGCTAATTTAAGTTTACAACGATTCGACAAAGACGGGATTGAACTGATTATCGACACCCAGACCGGTGAGGTTTTCTATCCTGGATACAATGCAGTAGCTCGTGTTGCTTCTCTTGGATTAATAAAACCTATAGATGCTACTCAAGCTAAAAGAACGATAGAATCAGCTTTGGGAACTATGACAGATATTGGTCTCCAAGAGGCTGAAATCCTTACGGGACAAGGATTAAGAACCGTGTCACTTATCCCCCGCAAATTAGGGACTCAAGTTATTAAGCGGTATAACCAAAAGTTATACGATGAAATGGCAGAAGCTGGTCACGTCGTATTTCTCCACAAATTAGCAGGGTATGAAATCACATCAACGGCGGTAAAACCCGACTTTAAGATTCCCCAGACTTATGCTGAAGCATTACTAGAAGCTGGTCGCTTGGCACTAGAGAACGAGCGACTATCAGCGAAGATCGAACAGGATGCTCCTTTGGTTGAATTCGCTAACGAGATCAAAGCTTCCGATGACGCGATCGACTTCAATACCTTCGCCAAAATGATCGGGACTGGACGTACTCGCTTATTCCGTTTAATGCGTGATTGTGGAGTGATCTTAAAAGATTCAACGTTACCCTATCAAAAATGGGTTGATGCTGGTTACTTTGAGGTGACACAAGAGATTTTAACGTCTAATGGGAAATTAATTCCTTTTGCGATGGTCACGGGTAAAGGTCAGTTATGGTTACGCGATCGCATCAAAAAGCACTTGGAAATTCAAAAGTCATTTAATCAGCAACAAAGTCTTTTTGTTTGTCATTAGGGAGAATAAAATGTTTGGATTAGATAGTTTGCAAAGAATGATCGTAAAAGCAAATCAGGAAGGAAAAATGAGAACAGCAATTGCAGAAGATGTAGTACCTCATTCCCATTTAATAGGGGAAGAACTACAGAAAGAAATCGATAACACGGTATATACCCAACGTGAGGACATTTTTAAAATGCTTAGAACCCATATCCCAGATCATCGGGTTTTAGCTGTCAACGTCAAGTATAAACAAACCGATAACGGGACGTTTATAACAACAGAGGTACAATATGTGTAAAGTATTAATACCGGGCTTAGATGCCTATAAGTGCGATAGTTGTGGATGGGTAGCCACAGAATACAAAATAGGCTGCCTAAAGAAGATGCTAGAGGAAAGGACTAGCGAGAAAGAATCAAAGGCAAAAACTGATTTATTGAAACTAATTAAATCAGAGGAAATCAAAAGGACTAGGTGTCAGGTATCTGATTAACAACCTCAATAGAACATAGGCAATTAGATCCACACTGACAATTAGTACCGGGTAAAATAATATCTTCTAATCGTTGCCAGCCCAAAGAAGCATACCTGATACAATCGTCACAATGTAAATCAGCTTTTCCTAGTAGTCTCCTGCCATATTGTTGCCCGTTTAGACGTTTCGTATCTAAGCGGGCTTTTTCGTAACTGGCCTTTGTACCTTTGGCGTACAGTTCCAATCTAGCCCTAATCTGTTTTTCTGATAGTTTGCCGTCCTGTAAATCCCGTCCGAACCGTTCTAGAGCGGGAAAGTCTACCGTCTGCAATCTTTTGTTTACGTCGTTCTCGTGCCATACTCTAGCGTTACCACCTCCCCCCACGCCGAAGCGCATTAACTCTAGATGCCCTTGTTTCACACGGGAACTAACCCTGTGCTGCCATTCTGATAGGGTAATATCGCCATTTAGCATAGCTGTTGTGGCTGATTGTAGGGATTGATTTAACTTATCCTGATAGCGGCTAATGGCACCGAATAATGCCCGCTCAGGAACCTTTTTTCCGCTTGGGTAGGTGTAGTAACCTTTGTCCCTGTTCCAGATAAAATCCGATAGCTGATAGGCGCGGACGGCATCATTCTTCAATAGTGTCATCTTCATCATCCCCGTATTCCGAAAGCGGCAATAATTGACCCCTAATCCTTACCTTTTTTCCCTCGATAGTTACCGAGTCGTTGGTGGCGGTCTGTGGGGTTTCTTGTTCTGTTTTTTGAGGTTCTACTGAGGCTTCTATTCCCTCTAGTAGGGTTATTTCCGAATTGTACTGGGAACCCTCAAAGCGATTTCTAATTTCTGCTGATGCCAAAGCTTTAATCTCCCAATAAATTTTATCGGTTTCAGCGTTCGTTTTTCTTAAGTCAGCTTGTTCTTTATCGGTTAATTGTAAACTACTCGGATATTCAATCGACAAATCCTCTGGGTAAACTCCCTTTGTGGGGCTATTTTTTCCCAGGCAAGTCAACCTTAATAATTCAGTGTGATTAGGGAGCAATTCATTGCGTTGGTAGCGAGCGATAGTATTAGCCCAGGTATAGCGATCGCTTGCTCCCGATTCACTAAATGCCCCCCCGGTAGGTGAACCAAAAAGCATAGAGTGCGGCATATCTGACACTGCTACGAAAATATCCCGAAGTGCGATCATGATTGCATCCACGCCGCCATAGGTTCTGTTGATAAAGTCGGCATCTTCATTTTGTGCATCAAAGATTAACCCTTTAATAGATGACAGTCCCCTTAAGATTCCTATGAATCTTTTCTGTAAATCTTCTGTATTATTTTGAAGCATCAAACGATTTAACCCGTTTAATTTATATTTAAAAACCGAGTGAGAGTTTAGCATGGATGCCCCAGACCCTACGCCGGTTGTAAAAGCTACAAACTCGTTAAATAAAGATTGAATTATTGAATCGTCTTCGTAATCGTTTTTTTCTGATGCGTACCCTAAAAGTTTTGTCCCGTAAAATGGAAGTAATCGCGACTTATGCACGGTCATTACCGCTTGTTTATTATTAGGCAATTGATTACGACCAACCGTTGTCATCTGATAAAGATTCCGATCATTGGGAAATGGCTTTAATCTCGTTCTGTCCCTGACAGCTACCCACTCGATCGATTCAATATTTAATTCATCTACTGGTTGACTAAAATCTTCTTGACCGTCATTAATTCCTAAAATAATATAAGCGTTTCCGTACAGCCGGGCTAAAATACCCGCTTCTTTAAAGGCGTTATTTATTCCCCTGAAAGATTCCTTGATAGTATTAACTTCAATATTTCGCCACATGGCAAGAATAGCATCGGTATTAATATTACTGTTTCCCTGATTGATTTTTATCTCTTTAGCGTTAGCATCTTCTGGTAACTGATTAATGATTTTTTGAATTAATTTGTATCCCCTGTAAACTGCCGTTAACGTCTCTTCGGACATTTTAAAAGTGGCATTTATTTCTAAATAACCAGATGGGTCGCGACTTCCGCCGAATCCCAGTAATCTATTTGATATTGATTGAAAAGCTTCTAATAAAGCACCGTCTTCTCTAAACATGGAATTTGTATAATCACAATATATTATATTAAAAATCGAAAATGAAGGAAGAAAAAGAGATAAGATACTGTCAGCATTGCGGGCGTAAAAT